CGGATGGGATGAGGAGATTTTGGCAAATGAGCTTCACGATTTAAAGGAAGAGAATTTTGATTTAGATCTTATTGGTTTTGAGGATCAGGAATTAGAAAAATTATTTACCAACCTCTATGAATCAGATGAAAAAGAAGAGGAAGAAAATTTACCAGAGATTGAAGAAAAACCAATCTCAAAAGCTGGTGATATTTGGCTGTTAGGTGATCACAAATTAATTTGCGGTGATTCATGTAAATTAGAAACTTATCAATCCCTGCTAACAAATGAGCTAGCTGATATGACTTTCACTGATCCACCTTATAATGTGGATTATGGTAATACCATGAAGGATAATTTAATTGGTAAGAAAAATACAAAAACTGGCAAAGAATATAAAAATGCATCAGGCCAGCGAACTATTTTAAATGATAATCTTGGTAGTGATTTCCCTAAATTTCTTTTTGATTGTTGTTCAAATATTTTGGCACTTACCAAGGGAGCTTGTTATATTTGTATGAGTTCATCAGAGCTGCATAATTTACAAAAAGCATTTATTGATGCTGGTGGTAAATGGTCAACTTTCATCGTCTGGGCAAAAAATCACTTCACCCTTGGTAGGTCTGATTATCAAAGGCAATATGAGCCAATACTTTATGGCTGGAGAGAGAAAAATGATCATTATTGGTGTGGCGACAGAAATCAATCTGATGTTTGGTATTTTAATAAACCAAATAAGAGTGAGCTTCACCCAACAATGAAGCCAGTCGAGCTTTGCAAAAAAGCCATTTTAAATTCTAGCAAAACTGACGATATCATCCTTGATCCTTTTGGTGGTTCTCGCTCTACTTTGATCGCAGCAGAGCAAGTAAAAAGAAGATGCAGAATGATAGAATTAGATCAGAAATATGTGGATGTTATCATTAAAAGATGGCAAAATTTAACTAATAAAAAAGCTACTCTATCAGTTACAGGAGAGGCTTTTGACGATATTTTAAAAAAGGTAAATGCCAAGAAATGAAAGATCATAATTCAATAAAAATCGAGGCACAAAAACTGGTTGATGAGCATGGCAAAAAAGCTATAAATATAGCCAAAAGGAAAGTTGAGAATTTAAACAATCAACATAGCCGAGAAAGTGATTTTGCCTTTTTACTTTTGAATGAAGTTGAGAAATTAACAGAAAATTTAGATTAAAGATTGGCAAATTTTAAAGGCTTCTTTATCCCAAGGATTGGTAGCATCTTTAGAATTTTTTAAGAAATATTATAGTGAGGATTTGACTAAATCTCTAACATCGAGATCGTCACCAAAAACTCTTTGCTCTTCGATTATGGAGTCAAATAAATCATCATCACCTAGCAGATCATAAAGCTTGTTTTCTGTATCAAGTGCGATTAGCGGTTTTTTGAGTAAATTTTGTAATTTTTTAGCTTTTTCTAAGCTTTGAGGTAGATTCCAAGTTCCCATATTTTAAATATTTATTAATTATTATTAGGCATCAAGTTGCATCATAAGTTTTCTTTCATATTGCTTTAGCCTGGTAATTTCATTCATTAAGGAAATTACTTTATAGTGATAAAACTCATTTTTTAGTTCTAATTCATGATTTTGAATATTTTGCCCTAATTTTTGTAATATATTTTCTATTTTGCTCATTTTTTGATAAAATTTAAAGTTAATAAATAAGCTCTAAAGCCTTGTCTAGTATAGCTTCTTATCTTTTGTCTATCAAGTCAATTAGCACTAATTTATCGAACTTTTAATCAAATTATTTAAGAATTTATGAAAGAATATGGAGCTATCAATAAGAGCTTATGCACGGCATCGAGGCATCACGGATGGAGCCGTTAGAAAGGCAATAAAAGCTGGCAGAATCACAAAAAATAAAAATGATAAAATCGACTCAGAATTAGCAGATAAACAATGGTCAAAAAATACTGATCCAGCCCAAGTTAAAGAAATAAAAAAGGAAGAGGAAGTAAGGCAAGAAACTGGAAATTATAATCCTGCACCACTCGGGCCAAGCTATCAGCAAAGTCGAGCCATAAAAGAAGCTTATAATGCAAAATTAACCAGGCTTCAATTTGAAAGAGAGTCAAAGAAATTAATCTCAGTAGATGAAGTAAAAATCAGCGCCTTTAATGTTGCAAGAATGACAAGGGACATAATATTAAATATTCCTGATCGAGTTATCCCACAACTTGTGGGCAAAACTGATATTCATGAGATGAAGGAATTATTAAAATTAGAATTAGTTAAAGCTTTAGAAGAATTATCCAATAATGAAAAATTATGATGATCTATATTTTAAAAGCTTCTGCCAAGGTCTCAAGCCAGATCCAAATTTTAATGTGTCGCAGTGGGCTGATAATCACAGAATTTTAACTTCTGTTTCATCGGCAGAGCCTGGACCATGGAGAACAGATAGAACTCCATATTTAAAAGAAATAATGGACTGCTTATCTCCAAGTAACCCTTGTGAAAAGGTGGTTTTCATGAAAGGTGCACAAATTGGTGGTACGGAATGTGGTAATAACTGGATGGGTTTTGTAATCCATCATGCACCAGGACCAATGCTAATTGTCAATCCAACAGTTGAGACGGCAAAAAGAACCTCAAAAATGAGGATTGATCCTGCAATTGAGAATTGCCCAGCTCTAAAAGAAAAGGTTCAAGATCCAAGATCTAGAGATTCTGGCAATACAATGCTAATGAAGGAATTTCCTGGTGGAGTTCTGATTTTAACAGGAGCAAATTCTGCAGTTGGGCTTAGATCAATGCCAATTCGTTATTTGTTTTTAGATGAAGTTGATGGTTATCCAGATGATGCAAATGCAGAGGGAGATCCGGTAAATCTAGCAATTCAAAGAACTGCTACATTTTCTAATAAAAAGATCTTCATGATCTCAACTCCGACTATTAAAAATTATAGTCGTATTGAAACTGCATTTTTAGAGGGAGATCAAAGGTATTATTTTGTGCCATGTCCTGATTGCTCTGAGCTACAAATATTAAAATGGAAAAATATTAAATGGCCAAAAGGACAGCCAGAAAATGCTTATTATAAATGTAAAAAATGTGGTAGCAAATGGGAAGATCATCAAAAGGCAGAGATATTAAAAAATGGCAAATGGATTGCACAAAACCCTAATAATGAAAGCAAGACAATATCCTTTCATCTATCATCACTTTACTCACCTCATGGCTGGGTAAGTTTTGGTGATATTGCAAAGGAATTTAGCGAGGTTCATAAAGATCCACCAAGACTACAAGTTTGGACAAACACCAAATTAGCAGAAACTTGGGAGGATATGAGTGGCGAGGCTATTGATCCAACAGGACTTCTAAAAAGAAGAGAAAACTTCGGCAAACATCTACCAAGAGATGTAGCGATAATTACAGCTGGCGTTGATGTTCAAGATAATAGATTGGAATTAGAAGTTGTTGGCTGGGGAAAAGATGAAGAATCATGGTCACTTGATTATCAGGTAATTTATGGCGATCCATCAACTCCTGATCTGTGGAATGATTTAGATAAAATTCTAAGTCATAGTTTTATCCATAGTCGAGATTTAGGCAATTTTTCTATTACTGCTGTGGCGGTTGATTCAGGTGGTCACTACACTGACCATGTCATCAATTATTGCGATGAAAGAAAATATAAAAGATTCTGGGCAATAAAAGGAAGTTCCAATGGTAATGGAGTTCCAATCTGGCCAGTTCGTGCATCACAGAGTAAAAGGCTTAAAAAACCAGTTTATGTAATTGGCGTAAATGATGCCAAGGAAACATTAATGCAGCGCCTAAGAATAGAAAATTCAGGTGCTGGTTATTGGCATTTTCCAATTGAGCGTGATCAAGAATGGTTCAACCAGATTACATCTGAGGTTATTAAAACCAAATATGTAAAAGGCAGACCAACTCGAACTTGGCAACCTCGAAAAGAAGGGGTAGCAACTGAGGGTTTGGATTGCCGAGTTTACGCTTTTGCGGCACTTCGAGGTTTAGTTAGAAATTGGAAATTAGATCTAAATAAATTGGCTCACAAATTATCAGAAATTCCACTTCGAAATTCTGATGCGCCAATTATGAATAATAAATCTGTGGCAAATTCAAGAACCAGGCGAGTTAGAAGCAAAGGAATCAACTAATATGAAATCTCTAGAAGAACAACTAAGCGAAGTACAGCAAGCTATATCCGATGTTTTAATCGGCGCTCAAGAAGCAAGCTATAATGGGCAAAGAGTTAAAAAAGCAGATTTAGCAATTTTAGAACTCAG